GTAAATTAAAAATTACAGCGCGGTACGCGTATATATCCTATTAAATCCATGACCTTAATTCTTCTCCTAAAACTTCAGATGCTATGTTTATTTTTTTACGTAGAGCTTTTACGATTTTTTCATCCACAGTGTCGTCGGCCATTATATCGACATAAGTCACTGATTTTTTTTGGCCGATCCTGTGTGCTCTGTCTTCTGATTGTAATCGCTTTTCTAGGTCATATCCGTTAGAATAGTAAATTACGGTGTTTGCAGCTGTCAAAGTAATGCCATAGCCGCCTGTAGAAGGCGTTCCAACAAAAAACCGACACTTAGGGTCATTCATAAAACGTGTAATATGGTCTTGTCTGTGTTCTTTTGGAGTCAATCCATAATAGTCTACAATAGAATCTTTTCCATATTTTTTAGACACAGCATCTAGAATAGATGTCATGTCATACTGATAGTGAGCCCATATAATTGCTTTGCCTTCTGTTTCTTCTAACACATCCATTAATTCTGTAATTCTATTATTGGCTATGGGTTGTGTTGCACCATCATCGGCAGTAAAATGACCACATGTAATTTGTTGTAGTCGCATCAACTGTGTTAGTGTATTAACAGTAGTTGATTGTTTACCTTTTAAAATAGCAATAGCTTCTTTTTTCATTTGTTCATATAATCTACGTTGATCTGGAGATAATTGTATTTGGCGTTTAATAAATATTTTATCAGGTAGATCTAGACAATCTTCTTTTAACACACGATAAGAAAAATTTTTTAATTTATCTGATAACTCACCTAAATTTTTAAAACCATTTACAATTTGTATTTGTTTACCATGCATGTGTAATGTTTTCATTTCTGCATATCTATTTCTAAAAGAATAATATGATTGAAAATTTAACAACCATGGACTTAAAAAATCACACTGAGTGTACAAATCTAATGGATTTTTAGTTACAGGAGAACCTGTCATTATTCTTCTATATACAGCAGATTCAGCAAGTTTAAGAATGTTTTTTGTACGTTTAGCTGTAGGAGTTTTAATTGTAGTAGACTCATCAATAGCCATTAAAGTTCTATGACAAGATAAGAATTTATTAGCAAAGTTCATACCTTTAGTTGTACTAAAAGCCTCTACATTCATTATAATAATATGTAGTCCTTCACCTTCAGAAAACAAACTATCTAAATCTTCTTGTTGTTTTTTAGTTATATTTGCTTGCCACAAAACAGTCACATTTTCTATATGACTTGGTAAATGTGTTGGTAATTCATTTGTATACCAAGTACCAACAACACCTTTAGGTGCAACAATTAAGGCACCATTAACTTTGCCTTTATCATAAAGCATAGCTAAATTATCTATTAATACTTTTGTTTTACCTGTACCCATTTCCATAAAATAAGCATAGCTTTCTTTGTTCCACGATTTTTCTAATGCAGTCATTTGATGTGCATAAGGTTTTGTCTTAAATTTATAATTCATAATTTTTCTTCTTTCTACTTGACAAGGTAACATTTATAATTATATTGTCAAGCATGAAAGAAAAAAATACCGTTTACGAAGAGATTGCTAAAGATGTTTCACCTACTGTTTATGTTATTCAAGAAATTCCAGGAACAGCAGAAGGTAGACCAAAAATAAATATTATGGGTGCAGCTCATTATGGTAAATTTAAATTTTTACTTCCTGAGTTATCTCAAATTATTTTTTCTCCAGGTCCACTTATTTTTAAATTAAGAAAATCATTAGCTAATTATAAAAAACAAGATTATTTATTATTAACAGGTGATCCAGCAATTATTGGTGTCGCGTGTTCTATAGTATCTGATATAACGAACGGTAAATACAACCTACTAAAATGGGATAAGCAAGAAAGAAAATATTATTCCATAGAAATAAATCTATACGAGAAAGGAAAATTAGATGAGTAAAATTAACTTTGAAGAAGATCAACAAGAAGTAATACAAAAAACAGGAAACTTACAAACATTAGCAGATCAAGTAGAAATGTTAGATGGTGTCAGTAGAAGAATAGAGATTAGTGAAAACAATCTTAAAGATTTAAAAAAAGAATTTGAACGTTTATCTGGAGAAGTAATTCCAACCATGATGGCAGAGATGGGTTTATCACATCTTAAACTTATGGATGGATCTTCGGTAGATGTTAAACCAAATTATAGTGCGAGTATAACTATTGCTAATAGAGATGCTGCATTTAAATGGCTTCGAGACAATAACTTAGGTGATATAATCAAAAATGAGATATCCGTATCATTTGGGCGTAACGAAGATAACAAGGCGGCAGATTATGCCAACCTTGCATCAGAGCGTGGGTATCAACCGACACAAAAGTTGAAGGTTGAGCCCATGACTCTCAAAGCGCTAGTTCGGGAGCGTATTGAAAACGGCAAAGAAATGCCTACTGAACTTTTCAACGTATTCGTTGGAAATAAAACAACAATAAAAAGGAAACAATAACAATGAACCAAGTAACTAAAAAAGAAGAAGGTGCGTTAGCAATCAACATGTTTGAAGCTGATGCAGACAAAGGCTCTCAGAATATGACGCAAGAAGATCTTGCATTACCTTTTCTGAAAGTATTAGGACAATTATCTCCTGAAGTAAATAAAGTACACGCAAGATACGTTGAGAATGCCGAACCAGGTATGATTATTAACAGTGTCACAAATGAACTTTATGATGGAACTAAAGGAATAAATATATTGCCAGCATTCTATGAAAGAAAATTAATAGAATGGCAGGACAGAGGAGCAGGTGCTGGTGCACCCGTTGCAATCCACGATGCAAGTTCTGATATTATGAGTCAAACTACTCGTGATAAATCTTACAAAGATAGATTACCAAATGGTAATTACATTGACAACACTGCAAATCATTATGTAGTAGTGTTAGGTGATTCACCACAAACTGCTTTAGTATCCATGAAAGCTACTCAATTAAAGATTAGTCGTAAATGGAATTCCATTATGATGGGAATTAAATTGCAAGGTAAAACTGGTTTGTTTACGCCGCCAACATATAGCCATATTTACAATCTAAAAACTGTTCAGATGTCAAATGACAAAGGAACATGGTTTGGTTGGGAAGTATCTAAAGTTGGTCCGGTACAAGATCAAGGTGTTTATGGAATTGCAAAATCTTTTGCTGAACAAGTTGGCAAAGGTGCAGTTGAAGTTAAACATGGATCAGACGAATCAAAAACAGATTCACCATACTAAATAAAATCCTAGGAGTAGGCGCGGAAGCGAGAGTGGAAGCGCCTATTAAAATTTATGTTTGAAAAAATATTTAAGGGATTAGAACGTGCGCATGGTTGTACCAAGGTTACAGCACCTGCAGAAAATGGTGTCAAGCTAAAGGGACAATCATTCGTAGTACGTCAACCAGTGACCACGGACCTGTGGGAAATGCATTTAAATGGTAAACAAAGTTTAGGTATAATACCAATTAATGAGAATAATCAATGTATATGGGGTTGCGTAGATATAGACTCTTACGCAGGATTTGATCATAAAAAATTAATAGATAAAATAAAACAGTTTAATCTGCCTTTGGCTGTGTGTAGGTCAAAGAGTGGAGGAGCACATGTCTTTCTCTTCTCGGATCAACCCGTAGCTGCAGAAAGAATGAGAGATAAATTAACAGAAATAAAAACACTACTAGGATACGGCGGATCAGAAGTCTTTCCAAAACAAATTCAATTAAAATCATCGGATGACACAGGTAATTTTTTAAACCTACCATATTTTAATGGTGATGACACAACACGTTATGCATTTAGAGCAGATGGTGAGGCTGCAACACTAGAAGAATTTTACACTATATATAGTGAAATAAAACAAACAGATATTACAAAAATAAAAATAGAAAGACCTAAGTCTGAGTATGATGATGCACCACCATGTATAGAACTTATGGCACTAAATAAAATACCAGAAGGTGGTAGAAATAATTCTATGTTTCATTTTGGTGTGTATGCTAAAAAGAAATGGCCAGCAGAATGGAAAAGTAAGATGACGTTGTTTAATGCAACAGCTTCAACTACACCACTTAGTGAGTCTGAAGTAGAAATAATTAAACGACAGCATGATAAAAAAGATTGGGGTTACAAATGTAATGACACTCCAATGTGTAACTTGTGTGATAAAAAATTATGTAGAGAAAGAAAATTTGGTATTGGAGAAGAAATAGTATTCCCTGCATTAACTGACTTACAAAAAATTAAATTAGAAAAACCATATTATTATCTAAATGTAGATGGTGAACGATTACATCTGGAAAACGTAAAATTTTTAAAACAACAAAGTTTATTTCAGGAAGCATGCATGGAACAGTTGGACTTTAAACCACCAACAGTAAAACCAAAAGACTGGGATATGATTATAAATCCACTGATGAAGAACCACGAACCAATAGATCCTCCAGAAGGTGTGACTACACAGGATCAACTGCAAAATCATTTAGAAGAATATTGTCTAAACAGACAAGTATCTACAGATAAAAATGATCTTAAAAAAGGTGGGGTGTGGACTAATGAAGGTAGTCATCACTTTGTGTTTGATAGATTTTATAATCAATTTTTAATTAGAAAACGTTGGGACATAAACTATCAGCGTACAGCTCAGATGTTAAAAGAATCTTGTAACTGTGATGACAAACGTATTGGTAAAGAAAGAATATCTGTATTTCAGGTAAAACAATTTGATAAAAAAACTGATGACTACAATCAAAAAATTTTAAAAGAGGAGTCACCATATTAATGAGAACAATTGTATTAGGACCACCCGGTACAGGGAAGACTACAACTTTATTAAAAAAAGTAGATTCCTATCTTAAAAATACAGATCCAGATAAGATAGGTTATTTTGCATTTACACAGAAAGCTGCTCATGAAGCAAGAGATCGTGCAATAAAACAATTTAATTTGAGTGAGGATGATTTGCCATACTTTAGAACACTACACTCGTTAGCATTTAGAAAGTTAGGATTGAAAAAAGATCAGGTCATGCAACCAAGACACTATAAAGATCTTGGAAACAAATTAGGGTTTCCGGTAACATACGCAGATTACCAAGAAGATCAAGGTGGTATCTTTACATCAGACAGTGAGTATTTAAGAATTATACAATTAGCACAACTTAGAAACATAACGCCAGAACAACAATTTGATTTGGCTGAACACACACAAGACCTGGAAAGAGATCAACTTAGAATTATAGCTAATGAATTAATAAGATACAAAAAAGAATATAATTTAATAGATTATAACGACATGATACTAGACTTTACAAAGTCTGATTTATCACCAAAATTTGATGTAGTGTTTATAGACGAAGCACAAGATCTATCATTAATGCAGTGGGACATGGCAAAAACTATATGGAACAAAACAGAAAATGCTTTTATTGCAGGTGATGATGACCAAGCTATATTTAGATGGGCTGGAGCTGATGTAGATTCATTTATAAATTTAAAAGGAACATACCTTCCATTAACACAATCTTATCGTATACCAACTAAAGTTCATAATTTAGCAATGAATATTATAAATAAAATTACAAATAGAATACCAAAAACTTGGCAACCTAAAACAAACGAAGGTACTTTGCATAGGCATTTTGATGTTGATAGTATTGATATGACTACAGGAGATTGGTTAGTTTTAAGTAGAACTAGACATATGTTAAATGACATAGAGGAGTCGTTATATAGACAGGGTTTATATTATAAAAATAGATACAAAAGAAATGATGAAAAAGATTTACATGAATCAGCAACCGCATGGGAAAATGGATTAAAAGGACAACCACTATCTTACAAACAAGTAGAAAAAATATCTAAATACATGAGTGACAAACATTGGCAAAAGAAAAAAATTAAAGGTATGACTAAAGGAGGTTTTTATAACATAGATCAATTAGTAACTGATTATGGTCTTCAAATAAAAACAGTTTGGTTTGAAGCATTTGACAATGCAGGACAAACTAGGGTAAACTATTTACGAAAAATGAGAAAGAATGGGGAAAAGTTAAACGAAAAACCTAGAATAGAAATGTCAACTATTCATGGAGCTAAGGGTGGTGAAGCAACAAATGTTGTATTAATGACAGATCTAACACAGAATACTATGAAAGGTTATGAAAGAAATCCAGACGATGAGAATAGATTATTTTATGTAGGTGCAACACGAACAAAAGAAAACCTACATATTGTAGAACCAAAAAAATATGAAAAAGGATACATACTATGACCAACAATGACATATTTAAAAAAGATGGATACGACTCATTAGACAAACAAGTCGGAGGAAAACATTATAAAAAAATGAAGATACAACCTGCAGAATTTATAAACGAAAACAAATTACTTTTTGCAGAAGGTAATGCTATAAAATATATTTGTAGACACCAATCAAAAGGAAAAAGACAAGACATTGAAAAAGCAATACATTATTTAGAAATGATACTTGAAAGGGATTATGATGCAGATACCTCTATTTAAACCACAAACAGAATGGCTACCACCAGAAAATTTTCCAGACTTATCTAAGTATGATGAGATTGCAATTGACTTAGAAACTAAAGACCCAGACCTAATGAAAATGGGATCAGGATCTATAGTTGGTAAAGGTGGTGTAGTTGGTATTGCTGTAGCTGTTGAAGGTTGGTCGGGTTATTATCCAATTGCTCACGAAGGTGGTGGTAATATGAGTAGAGTAAAAGTTTTAAAATGGTTTCAAGGTGTACTAGATACACCTGCAGATAAAATATTTCACAACGCCATGTATGACGTGTGTTGGATTAGAGCGCTCAGTTTAAATATTAACGGTAGAATAATTGACACGATGATTGCATCGGCCTTAGTTGATGAAAATCA